TGGGATTCCAGCTACAGCTTCTTCTAATAATTCTTTAAGTTGTGTTGATTTATTCATTTTATTTTCTTTAAGGTCTCCGTAGCCGGAGGATTTATGTTTTCCAGTTGGTTCTTTTCCGTTTTCTAATTCTGTGTAACCTAACCCATCAATACCAAATGCAGCGTTTTTCATGTAGTATAAGGGATCTTTTTCTAAATTTTTAGCTACAATATCTTTAGCTTTAAGTAAAGCTTCTGAGGGGTTATTTGCTAATAACTCTGGGGTTTGTTCCATTTCAAATCTTAAGCCATTAATATATTGGGCAAAGATTTGATTGTTTAGATTTTTATTAGTCTTATAATCATACCCTGCTACTTCTTTTTCATTTACTTCTTTAGTAGTTTTAGATTCAGTAGCTTTGGCTTCAAGAATAGTAAAAGGATTCTGTTTTTCAATTCCTAAAAAATCTTGAAATTTATATATCATATCATTTGTCATATCAATACATATTTATTTTTTATGTAAATCCACATAATCCACTCCCTTAGATTTTTTTCTAAGAGCTTTTTGATTAACAGGTTTATATCCTAATTTTTTAGTATAGTAATTAGATGCTTTACCAAAAGCATACTTAGTAAGATAGTTACCCCCCGCAGCAGTAGTAGTTATTTCTCTAATTTGGGATTTTACTATGTCGTATTGGTTAGGGTAATTTTTCCTAAAGTATGTTCTAAAAGTATTAAATGTCTTAGAAATATTATCTACTTGGGATTGAAATTTTTCGTCTCCTCTTAAAGTATCATCAGTAGACAATTCTTCAGCATCATTTCGAGCTTGTCCTAAACTTGTAAACAATTTACCAAAACTAGGGAGACGAATTATTTTATGGGTGACATCCCCCTCAGCATCTATATCAGTAGCTTTATAATAAGTAGTTAGGTCGGGTTTAAAAAAATCATTAGTCATATCGATTTTTCCATACTTGTCCTCAATGCTTTTAAGGAAACCAGGGTTTAAATCTCGGGGTTTGACTATTTCAGCCATTACTTACTTTAGAAAGTTCTTCAGTTAATTCATAATACTGAAGGAGGTTAACTAAGTCGTCATTATTTATTTTAGAACCTTTATCTATTTCTTGTAGTAATTTAACTACTTCTACTAATTTAATTTTAGTAGCTCCATCCTTTATTGTTCTGGCGTAAAGTTTAAGGGATTTTTTTAACTCGTTTATTTTAGTATTATAAATTTCTTTTAAACGAGGGGTATTATCAATTGAATTAATAAACTCAGCAAGTATTCCTTTTTGTGCTTTATTTAAATTAGCATATTTACCATTAAACTTTTCAAGCATTACTTTATAAGTAAGTACTCTTAAATCCTTATCATACTTAGAAAATTCTTCAATCAAATCCTGTTTAACTTTCTTTTCACTAACAGGGGATTGTGTTAAGTACTCTAATATGGTAACTTTGTTATTTATAATTTCTTCAGTTTCAGATAATTTATCTGAGTTGTAGATTTCTACTAATTTGTATAAAGCAGCGTATGCTTTGTAGCCTGTAACTTGGTGCTTAAAGAATTCATCTAAATTATAATGATTTTTTATTTCATTTATAAGATTATATTTTTCTCTTCTTAATGCACTTCTATTTAATTTACGGGTTGCTTCTAATATAGTATTTAAAGTAATATCTGCTTTACCTTCACTTATATTTTTATTCTTGAATAAAGATTCGTAAAGTTTATATTCTTTTCCTAATTCAGTTTTTGTAAAAGCTTTTTTTAGTATATTTAATGAAGGAGACTCAGTCCCAGAAAGGGTATCTGCTGTTATTTGTCTCACTAAAAGCTCAAATAAAAGGCCCGTATTTTTATACTTAGAATGTTTGATTTTCATCGATAGGCTTTTTTATAAATATATAAAGATTTTAGTTCCTTAATTGGTTTTCGTCTAATAATGACTCATCTTGTTCAAAGACTAACTGTTTGCGATTAAGGGGAATCTTTTTAAGCATATCTTGATTTTGTAAATAAACGGTTTTAGTTTCTAAGGCTAATGGAGAACCACCTTTAGGTGTAGGATTTATCGAATCCGAATCATTTTTATCAATACCCTTCATTCTTTTAACACCTAGTCTATCTTTACCAAAAGCATTATCTTGGGTATTAATATTAGAAACTTTTTCTTCAGGACGGCCTAATTCAGGATCTTTTTCATCATATCCTTCAGGAACATCACTATCTCCATAATATCTACCTTTACCATACAATGAAGCTAAATCGTGTGGGGTACCATATGATTGACCTGTTTCTACTGGGTCGTTACCTTCAGCTTCTATTTGGGTTAAACGGAAGGCTCGTTTAGCATCTTCCCTAGATAAGTCTCTAAATTCATTATATTCATCTTCACTTATATGGAACAAATGATCATATATAAAGTCTGTGGGGAAAAGTTTGGTTTCTTGCATTTGGGCTGCTAAGTCCATTTTTTCCTTCATTAGTGCTACTCTTTCTTGTTCATAAATTATTGAAGGAGTAGTTAATTGAAGTTCAAAATTAACCAAATCATCCCCATCATATCCTTGAGTATAAAGATGGACAATCGCAATTTTAGTTAGTTCCGATATTATAATTCTTTGAACACGTTCAATTGTGCGAGCAAATCTAATATCTTCAGCTGCTAATGTAGCTTTACCTTCAGTGTTTTCATCATATCCAAGGAAAGCTTTGGGGATTTTAAGTGCAGCAAATAACTTATCTCTTAAATATTCAACATCTTGAATGCCGTCATATTGTAACCCTTGTAGAGTATCGATTTTGGTAGCATCACCAGCTGCTCCCCTTACAGGCATATAAAAATCTTCTAAAAGATTTTGCATATTATACTTTAAGTTATAATCTCCTGTTTGTTGGTCAACGTAAGGGGTACGTTTCATTTGGGAAATAGACTTTTGCATAAAGTTTTCAACTTCAGCAGGAGGTATATTACCTATGTCTATATAAAATATTCTTTTTTCAGGGGCACGAACAATTCTATGTACTAACATAGCGTCCTCCATTAAAGTATACTGTTTAAATAATTTACGAGCAGGTTCTATATAACTTCTACCATATGGAAGGTAATTTACATCTGATAAAAGTCTGAAGTGGGCTATTTCATAATTATCAAAGTAAATAGCTCTTCCTCCTTTTGAGGTTCTAGTAGAACTTTGTAAACCTCCAAAATACCCTCCATACTCTCCTCCACCACTCAACCCATCAGGATCAAATCTAAATTTGACCTCCATTTGGGTTAAATCATTTTCTTGTATTTTTTCTTCCCTAATAATGTTATAGGCTGTATAAGGAATAACATTATAGACACCGAATTTTTCAGCAATCTCTAATTTTAGGAAAAAATCACCATATTTACACATTTGACGAATCCACATCCATAAATTAAATTCTATATTTAAAACATCGTAAAATAAATTATATAGAATTTTTTGTAAATTTTCGTCAGAAGATTTAATTTGGAGTACTTCACCCATAGCGTTTTTAAGAGTAGACTCATCTGCTAGAATATCTAGAGCAGAAGCAATAATAGCATCAGTATCCATTGCTTCATAATCAGAATATAGTTGGGTACGGAGTGTTTGGTAATTTAATGCTGGGTTGTATATGGGGGCTTGGTTAGTAGTATAAAGTCTATTATATCTCTCTATCATAGAGTTAGTTTCTATCTTACCTGTTTGTTGATAGTTACTAAAATCTAATACTTTTAATCGGTTTCCTCCTACATTACGGACTACTACGTCTGTAGAAAATAATCTTTTTAGTCTTGTAAATACTGTTGTGTCAGCCATAGTATATTGGTATGTGAATAAATATTATAAAATCCACCTAAAATCCTCTTTTCCCCCATGTCCATTGTCTATGTGATAGGGGTTGTCAGTTCCTTTAGCAAAATATGCTGCTTTGTAAGGGGTGGCCCCTTGTGACATAGAATTTAAAGCAGCTTTTGTAATATCCACTCCGTGTTGTCTATATTTTAATGCGGTATCTCGTACATATAAGCCAATACCAAAGCTCATTACTAAATCATCGTTATAACCCTGTTGGGCTTCTGCTCTACCATATTTCCATATAAACGTTTTCATTTCTTCTAATAAACGTTTAGATTGGATTGTGACTCCTTTATCACCTACATATTCTTGAAATTTACCTATAACCATAGGACGGGTTTTTGATGACATAGTAAATCCTGCTGTCATATTAGATAACCTACCTGAGGCTCTTAAGTATGAATCTA